GACGACAGCGCGACGAAAAATACCAGCCTCGTCGGTCGCGTGAGTCGCCTCGCAGCGAGGGCACGGCGCAGTAATCTCGAGGATTGTCGGCGGGTTAAGCTTAGACTCGATGACCGCGGCGATGGCGTTTAGCTTGCGATACCGTTGCTCGACCAGGTCGCTACTAATCTTACGACCCTCGACTTGACGTTTAAACGCCACAAACCACGACCGTAGGTTACTCTCTGGAAACCTAAAGGGCCTAGCGTCGGTCACCTCGGCGTAGAGCCGCTGTATCTGCCCAGCAATCTTGTCGTATTGCTCCAGAGCATCAGAGTCGATAACGTTACGCTCACTCGCCAGACCACCAGCGCCAGGATGAGCACCAGTAGACGATCTCACAGAGTCGCGCAGCTGGACCAGTAAAGCGTCGTGCTTAACAGTCTGCTTAACCGTGTCGCCACTGTCGTCGTCGGTAACTACTTGACTCTTATGAGGCAAAGTAAGCCGGTCAACGACAGCGAGAATGTCGCCTAAAGTGTCGCTAGAAAGGCGCACCGTCTGAGGGCTCCACCTGGCCGGTGCCAGCTACGTCGGGCCAGACTTGATTGACGGCAGCGTGGCCGACCTTTTCAGGTGCCTGGACGTTAGACACGCGGGGGCTATTGAGCTTGAGGTTAACAGCGTGACCGGTCGAGCCGTCGCGCTTTGTGAACTCGTCGACCGTTGCCGATAGTAAACCCTCGACCGAGATTAGCGAGCCCTCAGTGAGCCCGTGAGGCTGGTCAAAAAATAGGGCGTAACGGGTCTCGCGCTCGCCGTTTTTAGTCGTGTACTTTTCCACGACCTGAGCGCCCTTACCGTCCCAAAAAACTCGAGCCACTTGTACATCGTTCAGGCTAACTTTTGCCACCACTACCCCTAACGTTAAATAACAGGTCGAGAGTCAGTATAACTACACGGCTGTAATTTTTATGCGGCTATCGGCGTGTCGGATTAAATTAGCCTAGGTGCCGTTTTAGGTCAGTCTCAGAGACCCACAGGCGACCGCCTTGCTTACGAGCCGCAAGCTTGCCAGCCTCCACGTAGCGGTAAATCGTCTGAGTGCTCACGTGGTAGCGGTTAGCAGCTACCGCCGTGCCTAGCCAGTCGTCGTCAATACTATGAGCTTCACGCTTAAGCGCGTCGAGATTAATCCCCAGCTCTCTGGCTTGCCAGGTCAACGCGAGGACTCCCACTGGTGATCTACTTGCTTTACGATTATCGCTTGCTCTCGCATAGCTAAAAGCGCCGGCTCAGCATCACCGTTACAAAGTGACTCCATAGCGCCATCGGACACGGGCCGATAGCCTGGCGGCCTCCACAGCACGACCCACTCAGTCATTAGGCCGACTCCCCGACGTAAAGGTTAGCGACTGCCCAGTCGTGTAAACGCTGCCCTGACAAGTGCCCAGCGTCAACAGCCAACACCCGACAACACTCGGCGCACGTCGTAATCCGACGACGATGGTTACGACAGATTGGCTCAGGATCAGCACGGCCCTCGTCCTCAGCCTCGCGAGCAATCTGCCGCGCCTGATCGTTAAGCTCAATAATTGCCTCGCGGGCCTTAGCGACCACGTGCTTAGGCTCCAGCCATTGTACGTTAGCGTCTTGCCGGGCCTTGATTAACGCCCTCTCGGCGACCGTGTAATCGATATGGCTAACGACCTCGTACCAAGCGTCGATAACAGCCTCGTTAACGTTGCGGTTATCCAATACCGCGACCTTACGTACCAGTCGCTCAGTCTCTAACTTGTTCACTATTGCCCCCTCTCGAGCTCTCGTAGCCTAGCCGCGTTTTCGTCAGCCCGCGACTTTGACTCGGCTCGGCGCGTCCTCGCCGGTAGAGGATCATTCTCCCAAGCGTCAGCGTTAAGCCACGTCGCCGGGTTTTTTGTGAAAGCTTGCTCGCGGTTAGGGTCATCACGGTAACGCTCAGCACCAGCCACGATGGTGTCCAAGTCCACTCGACTTAACGCCTTAGCGAAAGCCCTAAACGCTACTCGCTTGTCAGCCTTTTTAGGGTAGGTCGACCAAAATCGCTCGAAAGAGTCTTCTAGATAGTCTTCTAAATCTTTAGTCTTCTTACTAATAGTCTTCTTAGGTGACCCGTCAGCCTTGTAAGGCTCAGCCTTGTAAGGTTTAACCTTGTAAGGTTTTTGGGTCACCCCCTCGGGTGTCTTAGTCGTGTAGTCGTAGCCCGCTAAATGGCCGTTTTCGTCGTGTCGCTGCTTATCTGACCGCTCAACGTACCCCGCAGCGATCAGCTCGTCGAGGATGCGCTTAACCTTGTCACGACCGCACCGATTTTGGTACGCGATTGACTTAATTGACAGCGACCAGCCGGGCCGGTGGCTTAAAATCTGAGCCAGCAAGCCACGAGCCTCCAGGCTTATCGACTCGTCACGTAAAAAAGCGTTTGGTATCTGAGTGTAATGGTCGTCAAAATCGTGGACGCCCCGAATTACTGCCATCTATTCCCCCTACATAGCGTTTGTAGTTATCGTCAAAAGTGAACCAAGCACCCTCTACGGGTACCCACACTGGAGTCGTTTGCGGGTCTTGACCGGCCACTAATTTCCAGCCCCAGTCTCGAGCCTTGCGAGCCCAGTAAGCGTCAGACTCTAGCAACCCGTTGAGCACCGAGCAAAGTGTAATAATGTTGGCCGGCGTGTCGCGCTCTTTAGATCCGCCCATACCGCGGTTACGGCGATGGTGTGGGGCGACAGCCTCGAGCTCGCCGCAGTGGATACAGCCACCGTCACGCTCTAAAAAGCGTTTAAAGCGTTTTTTATCCATTACCCCTACCGCACTACCTAAAAAGGCTGTTACGCCGTCAGAGAGGCTCACACGGCCTCTCACGGCTATTTTTGTGTGGCTCGGCCCACGATAAGCTCAATAGTTGCTATTTCAGCGTGGGCCGGGTGCCAGCCAGCGTCGACAAATTGCTGGCGAATACCTGTCATTAGCTCGACTACCTTGGAATAGTTCTCGAGGGTCATAAACAGCCGCTCGTCGGTGTCACTCATCTTCAGCGAGATTCTTAGCAAGGTTTTTAATTATTTGCTCGGCCGATCTCTCCCACTGTAAGAGTGTTACAAGGTCTATCAGTGTCTGAAAACTCATAGTCGCCCACCATTCCTCGGCGCGAGCCTTACCGACCCGTTTGTGGACAATCACCGGTAGTTTTTCGTCGCCGGCTTGCTCTTGCGCTTGTCGCCACCAGCCAGGCAGATCGAGCCGAGCCTGATTTTTAACCTCGATAGATAGAGGAAAATTGGTCACAACATCCTCGCCCGACTGGTAACCACCGCGAGCCGCCCTGGACGACATCGCGCGAAACCCGGCACGCTCTAAAGCGTGGACAACCTCAACCTCGGCCGCGTTGCCCTTACGCCTCGAGCTACTACCGCTCAAAAGCCCACCACTCAATAAGTAGGTAAACATTCCACAGCTGAAGAATGAGGCCCCAGCCGTAGCCAACGTCCACGGTCGCCTCGACGCCGTACCGATCGCTTACACCGACCGTCAGGTGTAGCCGCCTAAACCGCCAAGACCGCCTAAGCATTGCCCCACTCCAAACGCATAATAGCGCCAAGCGACCGGCCAACCTCTAGACGATCCCTCAAAGCCTTAAGCTGGGCCACCGCAGCGCGGTGCTGCTGCTCGGCCAGCTCGTAATCGAAAAGCAGCTCGGCCGTCATAGTCTCAGCCCGATACTTGCGGATATCCATAGAGCCCTCAGACTCCAAAAAAGCCTGAGCGTAGGCAACCTTATAGGACTGCCGTCGGCGTACCGCTTGCTCGTCCAAAAGCGCTAGCTCGTCGGTCAGCTCGTCAATCTGCCGGCTAATCTCCGACAGCGTTTTACTAATGGCAGCGGGCGTTAAATCAGTCACCAGGCGGCCACTCCCCACCGGGCTCAATATCCTCAGCAATCGAGACAGCTACCATCTGATCGGTAGCGGCACGTTTAGTCGGGTGGCAGCCGATAGTCTCGCCATCGTCTTTAAGCACACCCCACGGCCTCGAGGGTCGACACTCAACCACAGCCGGGTCGTTACTAATAAAATACGGGGCCATTATTTTTTATCCTTTTTGGGCTTGCGCCGCGGGTAGCCCATAAGCTGAACCGCGCCAGCAGCGTGGTAAGTGCGCCAGTCAACCGGCCCCGGCGTCACCGCCAAAGACATAACGTAACGGTTAGCGACCTCGAGTACGCGCTTGTCTTGCTCGTTAATTGCTCTAATCACCTTTTAACCCCTCTCAAGCTCTTTCTTACGCTTTGTTATAGTCTCGCGGACAAACTCAGCATACCCGCCGGTCTTGGCAGACTCCCAGAGCTCTTGTAAGGCGTCGACCGTGTCCACAGTCCGCACCTTATCAAAAAAGCCCTCTGGTGCCTCTACAGGCGCGCTAACGGGTTTACCGCGTGCCGCCTTTTCCATCTCCTCACGCGAGGCCAGCGACCGACTAGCGTCATCTTTGTTACCCGTCCACTTGTTAGACGCCAACGCGAGGCAGCGCCCCACAGCCGAGGTCTCGCACACCTCAAGCGCGCTAGTCGACTGTGGCCCGTGCCCCGAGTCCACCTCGAAAGCGTGACCCGTGGCCTTAGGGGCATCGTCCAGCTGATCCTCACGCGACAAGTAAAGAGTCGCTTTAACGCGCCAAATACCTTTAGCGCGGTCTTGCTCTGTCGAATAGTCCCAAGTCTCAAGACGGTAGTCAGGATAGGCGGCCTCGAGCATCGCTAGACGCTCGGCCACCGTCGCATACTTGCTTAAATCGAAACGTGCCATTATTTAGCCCCCTCATCGTTAAAAAAATTATCCCTAGCCCAGTAGAGACTCTCCATAGCAGAATTAGCGTTCTCTTTCATTTTGAGAGCGCCCTCGATAAACTCGCTAATCTTTTCCACGCTCTCGGTATCGTTAGCGGCAAGCGCTTTACCCTTAGCGGCCTCAAGCTCCTCGAGCGTCTCGGCGTGTAACGCGTTTACCTGGTCATATTCTGCCTGGACAGACGCGACGTAAAGACTAAAGTCTTTCTTATTGTCGATATATTTCTCGTACCCCATTAGAGCCCCCTTAGCTTACTCGGCGATTAAACTCGGCCTGTAGAGCCCTAAGCTCCAGGTGTAGCTCTGTCCAGCTTTGGCTAGGCCGTTTTTCAGTAATACCGTAATACTCATTAGCTACGGTTACGTAGTGGTCGAGCAAAGTGTTTAGTGACCATCTCGGATAGTCAGCCGCGTTACGTTCTCTCTCGATAAACTCGTCGAGCTTGTCGATATTAATAGTCGGTAGCGCCATATCTCCCCCTTAGGTCGGCCCACAAAGCCTCGGCCGTGGAAACCATATCGATAATTAAATCCTCGTCACGCTCAATAACACAGTGCTTAGGCTCAAGCCAAGCCGGTACCAAAGTACCCTGGTGCTCTTCGCGTAACAGCCACACAAAGTGACAATAGTCGGCACCAGTGACGTAAAGCTGCCACTGGACTTGGCGCACGTACTGCCTAGGCGGGTTAGCCCAATCCTTGCCCGTCGTCTTGACCTCAAGAATCGCCTGGTGATCAAGCGAAAGCCCGTCGGGCGTCGCCAAAGCCACCACGTCAGACTCGTGACGTATAAGCCAGTCATTAGGCATAACCTCAAATTGCTCTTTAGCCCACAAGGCCAGCCACCACTCGTGGTCAAGCCCAAAGCGCATATAAGCATTAACCGGCACCGGCGTGTCATCGCCCCAGTCATCCATAACCTCACGGTAACCCGCTGGAGTCATCGCCTTAGCCATCGTCGTCGCGCTCAACCCCTCACGGCGAGCCTCAAGCCAGCCACGCTCGTCAAGAGACTTAGACGCCACAAACTGGTCAGCGGACAGCATTAGCGACCATTCATAATGTCATTAGCACGGCTGTAAACCTCGGCGCGGATACCCAGGCCCTCAGCCTTTTCGATAAGTTCACGGCGGGCCTTTTCGTTGGCCTCAAAACCAAGCCGGCCAGACACTGTGAGCCCGTCAATCCACAAGCTCGCCAGCCGTTGCCCATACTCGTCGATAACACGCTTTTGGACTTGCTCAACCATCAGCCCGTCCCCAAACAATCGCAAAACGACCCGACTCAAGCCGTATCCGACGACCAGTGTCAACCACAAGGCCACGATCTACCAGCTCAGCACGTCGAGACCTAATACCAGACTCGCTAGCCCGAGGCGCACGCTTAAACTTACGATAAGCCTCCACCAGCTCCACGTCAGCCCTCGGCCGCCGCAAAGCACTCAAGACGTAACGCTGAGTATCAGTAACACTATCCACCGACACCGCAGCGTCGTGACTTGTCTTAGGGTCAGTAGCCCGCGCTTTAACCATCCTCTTGCTCTCCCTCAATCTCATCAAAAAGCCAACTACGGTCAGCGTGTAGAGCCTCTTGGAGCTCTTTGGCCTGGCGCAAAGTCAACACCAGGCGACCATCATCAAAATTAAACCCGAGTGGCTCTGTCACCAGCACCGAGTTACCATTACGCCGCACGTCCACGACGTGCCCCCTTTCTCTCTCGAGGCGTCGTACCGCCCCAAAAACCAATATCCTCGTTATTCTCTACCGCATACTCTAAACACTGTAACCGTATCGGGCACGACCGACACAGCTCACGCGCAATAGTATAAAGCGGTTTAGCGCCATCCTCTTGGTCAATAAAAAAAGCGTCTGGGTAAGCCATACAAGGTGTCTCCCCAGTCTGATCTAACAGCTCGGCAAACTCTCTATACGTCATACAGTCAAAGCCGCCCTAATAGCCCCAAAGACCATCGTCGTAATACCCAGCAAAGTAAGACCGTTAACAGTCATATTAAGCGGGTCCAACATTCCAGGCCCAAGCGTCATCACAGCACCGACAATAACAAGCGTCCAAGCAAGTCGCATTACACAAGCCCCGCAATCCAAATAAGGCCGACCGTAAAGCCGACAGTCAGCACAATCAGGCCAGCAATCATCCAAGCAGCCTCACGGCCCGCCTTACGAGCCTCAGCACGCTCACGGCGAATATGGTCACGATTAGACCACAGTGCCACGTGAGACCGAGCCGGCTTAGGTGGTGCCACCGAGGCATACTCCCACAGCACAATCTCGCGCCAAAGACGATCCTCGTCCTCCAAAAGCCACTCCATATGCTCATCGGTGACACGGTCTCGGTTAGAGCTATACCACGCCACAATCCGATCGATATTCTCTTGCTCTGCTATCTCCTGCTGCTTAAAGTAACCCATTAGTTGCCTCTCTCTAAACCAAGCCGTCGCGGACAAGCCCGACAGCATACTTAATCTCGTCCAACGTCGCAGCAGTCCAGTCGCCAGCCGGCACCACACCGCACAGCTCAATCAGCTGGACATAGTTTTTAGCCTCGCTCTTGCTCACTTGCTCGAGCTCTGCGATTGCCTTAATAACGGTCTTCATTGTTACCTCTCTCTCTTGCCTACGACAATAATCGCACCACCACAAAACCCGCAAGCCAAAACGGTAACGGTTACATAACAAAAAAAGACCCCCGCAGACAAAAGTCCACGGGGGTCTCAAGAGAGAGAACAACTACCTACTGGCAGCTCTCACACTGTAACAACTCCATCGGGTCGACCGGCACAGCCACGCCGTCAACACGGTCAATCGCGTCAAAAGGGTCAGACATCCTCAGGCTCATCCTCTCCAACATCCACAGCAATCTTAAACACACTGTCCGGGGTCAGGTTGGTCAGCGCCATCGTGCCAGCACCCACACCCAAAACCGAGGCAATCACGTTAAGCACAAGCTGAGCAATATCCTCAGTCACAAAACCAATCGCAATCAGTAGAGGCACGGCAGCAACCGCGACCTGGTAGAGCCAACGCCGGCGAGTCGCCGTCCAAAAGCTCTTAGTAAAAAGTTCGTTATCCATCGGGGCTACCTCCATTGCTCCATTTATCGTCATAAGCCGCAAAACCCGTATAAGCCGACAGCGAGGCCGTAATAATCGTCACCCCGCCAAAGACAAGCTCGCCAGTGTAAAGGCCGCCAAACAGCCCCACACCGCCAGCCAGAATCATTACAGCGCCAAACAGTACCGCGCCAATAACAAGCGTGCGGCGGACTTTCCACCGGTCAGTCGGGTCGGGCCTCATTGTCCCAAACTAAAACTAAACACGCCCACAAGCGCAGAGAGTAAACCGAGCCCGCCAAAAACCCAGCCAACACGTTGCTCGAGCTTGCGGATACGTTGCTCGTGGTCGGTCAGCTTGGCCTCAGCATCAGGCAAAGCGTTAGCGATCTTCTCGAGCACGCGACCCTGGCGCTGGACCTCGTGGTAAATATCGCGCGTAGTGATCCTCACCGTCGCGCCATTTTGCTCAGTCATCTAATACCTCTCGAACGTAAAAAGTGCTTACCTCGGTTAACCCACGAGCGCCCCCACGCCTCAAGGCCCTTAGACGGCTTACCGACAATAGAGGGCCGAGTAGGACGCTCAGGCCGCCGCGGCCTCTCAAAAGGCCCCACAATCGCCGGCACCGGGTCGACAGTATCACCCCACTGGCGAGACCGCCTCAGCTCAAAGTGTAAATGGGGGCCAGTCGACGCGCCAGTATTACCCGAGTGGGCCACCACGTCACCAGCTTTAACTTGCTCGCCAATATGCCGGTGGCTTGGCTTTTGTAAATGGTAGTAAACCGTATGCCAATTACCCTCGTGCCGGATAAGCAAAGTGTACCCACCACTCGCGCCCGAGCCCTTGTGGGCAATCGTGCCGTCGGCTCCAGCAATAAGCGACGTGCCAACCGGCATAGCGACATCAATACCGTGGTGGAAAGTCCGCTTACCAGTAATCGGGTGCCGCCGTCGAGGCCCGTAGGGGCTGCGAGCGTTAACACGATACGGCTCAGGCCAAGGCTGGTAAAGCCTTATCATTCAGCCGTAACCTCAACCCAGCTAGTCGTGCCCTCGTCCCAGCCATACTCTTTACCGTCGTCGGGCATATCAACCGGGGCAACCCACAGACAAGTCGCCTCGTCCAACACCCACGACTCGAACGGTTTAGGCGGGATGAACGCGTCACGCTCGGCGTCGTAAGTAAACCCGATACCGGCGTAGTTTTTTCTCAACGCTTTAGACTGGTCAGGGCTTGGTTGTCCATTTTGTTGGTCATAGTGAACCCCGCCAAAAGTATTGTACGATGTCCTCAAAACAGTGTAAGGGCTACGTTCAGTAAAATACTGTTCCCAAGAGGAAACGCCCTCGGGTAAATCATACTCGTCGCGGCCTACAATAACCTGGACTACTGTGTTCGTCTCGTCAATATAAGCGTAGTGTGCCACTTTTTCTCCTAAAGAATTGTTATATTGCCGTTGCCAGCAGTCACGGTATATACCAGCTTTTCGCCACTTTGGGCGATACTAAAACTGTGGCTAGCGTCAAACAACACGTTAACGCCAAGCGGCGTGGTGAAAATAACAACTCCCGAACCTCCACCGCCCGATCGAGTGTTATCGGTAGAGCTACTACCACCACCACCACCGCCCGTGTTAGCAACACCATCACCGGCGTTAGTAACGTTACCGTCAGAACCGTCACCACCACCACCAGCGCCACCGGCACCTCCACTACCGCTATTTCCAGCACCGCCACCACCGCCACCAGCACGAGTAATCGCGGACCCAGTAATCGAAGATGTAACTCCCGCACCGCCAACACCGGCAATACTGCCGCTGTTATTGCCACCGACAGCAGCAGCACCACCACCACCGGCCGCCGCATTTGTCCCGC